TGTGGTCCTTGACGTCAGGCAGTCCGCGCTGCGTCATCTCGTTGGTGATGATGGTCTCGTTCTCGCTGTCGCTGAGTGCGTTCTCATACTTGAGGTTGATCTGTGCAAATCTGGTCTCGTAGTTCTCGTAGTAGTCTTTCCATGCGGTGGTCTGCGCGGCCTTGCCGATCAGGTCCCTGATCTTGCTGTTGCTCGCCAGGCTCTGGAATCCCTGCAGCGTGGCCAGTGACGTGGCATAGGTCCTTATGGTGCCCAGGTTCGCCGCCTCGGTGGCCATCTGTGCCACTATGGCAGCCCTGTTGCTGACCAATATGGCCTTCTGCAGGCTGAAGGCGGCTGCCGTCAGCACCGTGTTGAAGTTGTTGGCCGCGGACTCGTAGGCGCTGAGCAGGCTGTTCAGTGTGCTGGTGTCCATGGTCGTGCTGTCGCCCAGTGCGTTGACGAAATCTATCAGGGCCTGTGTGGCGGCCTGGAATGCCGTGTTCTCGGCCAGACTGCCGTTGGTGATTATCTGCGCTGCGTCTCTGATCTCAGTGAGCTTGCCGTTCATGGTCTGGCGCAGCGTGCCGAAGTAGTCGTCCACGCCCTTGCCCGCTGTGCTGGCCTCCTGGCCATACAGCGCCAGGTATGATCCCTGTATGCCGTCCACAGTGCCCAGATGTTCCTGGAATGTGGCCGTGTCCACGTCGTCGGGATCGGTCTCTCCCAGGGTTCCGTCCAATATTTTAGAAGTGTGGTTGCTGAGGTCCTGTAGGTATCTGCCCGCGTTGAGATAGGGCTGCACGTTGAGAGAGGCCCTGATTGTGACCTTTTGTGGATCGGTCAGTGTGCTGTTGACGTCCACGAGGTAGTGCAATGTTTTCGTCTTGGTTATGAATCCGATGTTGGCCAGTGTTATGGCAGCTTCCACTCCTGTGTTGCTGAAGTTGGGACTTGACTCCGCCAGTGATTTTAATCCTTGCTGTACACTCATGTTCTATGCTGATATCACGTTGGGTGATCCCTGTATCACCATGGTGCAGGTCCTGTCTCCCACCCTGCCCAGGTTCCTGCCCTCGGCGAACACTGTCCTTGATCCACCTTTTAATGGTGCTTGGTGCACTGGACACTTTTTTCCTTTCATCTTGTGAGGGGTGTTTAGATGTCCCACGCAGCTCAGTGGCTTGCCGTTGGCGAACACGGTTTTCACTCCCTGCAGCCGCTTGGGTGGGCTGCAATGATTGGCTTCCGCATCTCCTATTCTGGCTACTGCTGGCATACCAGTATTTATGGATAGTAATTATGTGCTGTTATATTGTTTGTTCTAATATTACAGTTTTATCTTTTTGTAGAATATTACCATCAAAATACACAGAAGTATATAATTCTTTATTGCCCCATAAGAAAACATTTTGAGTTCTTTCGTCATTTACAGGAGTGACATCAATTATCTCACCATTCCTATTCCACACACTGTGTTTTATGGCTGTCCATCTATCAGATGATTTGCTGAATGCCAAATAATATCCTTCTATTTTTTCACCCCCATACCATTGCACCTGTCTTTGTACATTGGCATGGCACCTATTGATCTTCGAGTGTGGTCGTGGATCTATACTTAAAAGAATAACATTTGGACATCCTAATATTTCTTGAATATTTTTTAAACGAATGTCTTTGATGTCTGGGAGACAAGCATCTGTTATTTTTGTAATATTTTCCATCCTGATCTCATTGGTCTATTGTGCATATGGCTTGCATGTATTGTAGCAAAACTTAATCCAAGTTCCAAGCATTTTTTCCTAAGATCGCCGTGTGCCTCGTGCTGTTCTCCCTTGGGAGAGATCAATATCCATTTTTTTGCTTTAGGATTTTTAAATCCAATAAAACGACCTTTATTAGATTTGCTTATAAGTTGTTTGGTTTTATTTGAGTGTTTTTTTCCGTACATTGGATTATTTTTTCCAGTTAAGGCTGCACTGATTTTATTTTTTGTTTCCTCTTTATGTTTTTTAGGACCATATCCTCCTGTTTGTATTTGTTTTAAATGTCTTTTTAATCTTTGCTGTTCGGCTTCTTTTAAGTTTTTATATATTTCTTTGTAAGTTTTACCTTTATGATTGGGAGGGAGACTTCCACCTTCTCTTAAATTATATCCATAAGGAGACAGAGTATTATATTTTTCTATATATTTTTGTTCATTTTCTACAATGTCTTTTGCAATGATTTTAAATTTAAATTTATCTATTCCATATTTTTTAATTGCTTGAAATATTAAATTTGAGCCTTGATGATTTTTGTGTGCTTTCCATCTTGCTGAAGGATTTTTAGTGTAACCTATATAAGATTTGTTATTAACTGTATTAGTAATTTTATAAATGTATGACATACATTTATATTTATGACTGAACTTGACTCTTATAATTTAAACTTCTTAAATTCGTCTTTTTTGATATCTTGTTTGATACCACCTATGATATAGCTTTGAATTTGCGTTTCTTGGGGAGCCACTTGCATGCCTCTAGAACTTAACCAATGAGTGGTCCATGGCAGCGGGTTCTGGTTGCCGGGTATGTCAAACTCCGGATCAAATCCCAGGGCCTTCAATCTTTTGTTGGCGGTGTATTCCACGTACTGTCCCAACAACTTCTCGTTGAGTCCTATGATGGATCCGCCGCTGAACAGATGCTTGGCCCAGGCCTTTTCTTCTTCCACGCACTTGTGGAACATCTCGATCACTTTCTTGTCCTGGCCCTTCATCACTCGCAGCATGTCCTTGTCGTCACCCTTTTGCCATGCCTTGATCACGTGAGTGGTTAGATTCAAATGTGTGGCCTCGTCCCTGGCTATCAATGAAAGTATCTTGGCAGATCCCTCCATCAGCTTCAATTCACCAAACGCGAACGTGCAGGCGAAACTCACATAGAATCTCAATCCCTCTAATAAATTGACATTGATCATGGCCAGGTACAACTGTCTCTTCAGTTCGTCCACGTCGCCCTTGCCGTTGACTACGTATTGCAGGGCCAGCTCTCCAAATGAGTCATAGTTCTCTGTCACGCTGACAGCTCGCTTCAATATCTCTTTGTCATTCAATATGGTGTCGAACACTTCGCTTGGGTCCGAGTACACGTTCTTCATGATGTGCGTGTAGGCCCTGCTGTGAATGGTCTCAAAGAAATCCCAGGTCACTATGCAGCCTTCCAGCTCTGGATTGCTACAATAAGGCAGGAAGTTCAGGCATGGTCCGCGGCCCTGCACCGAGTCCAACAAGGTCTGATATTTTAGATTGGATGTGAATATGTGTTTCTGTTCCGGTCGGAAGTTGGCGTAGTCCGAGCGATCTTTCTGCAGGCTGACCTCTTCCGGCCTCCAGAAGTAGCCCAGCATGGTCTGGTTCAGCTTGTCAAACTGCGGGTGCTTGAACACGTCATATCTCTGCAGGGATTGATCCTCTCCAAAGAACATGGGCTCCTTGCTCCAGTCCACTTCGTTCCTGTTGAATACTGTCTTTGTCATAATGTTATTTTACTATATTTAATATACTTGTCAATTTAGATCTTGCAGGCTTCGCAGTCATCGTCTTCAGCTGCCTGCGTTACATTAGCGTGGCCATTGACCAATTGTAGCTCCACGTCCTCTCCGTCCTGTTTGACGTCTATGGGATCGATGCCGGATGGCTGCAGGTCCTCTTCCTCGCCCTTGAAGTCGTATGTGTTTTGGTAGTATGAGGTCTTCCAGCCGTACTTGTAGGCTGTCAGCATGTCCGTGGCCATCACGCTCAGAGGCACTTCATTGTTGGCATAGTTCAGGGGGTTGTAGCTCCAGTTGCCGGATATGGCCTGGTCAAAATATTTCTGCATCATGGCCACGATCTTGATGTAGCCCTCGTTGCCCGTCATCTCCCACAACAAGGTGTATGAATTTTTAAGTTTGGGGAACCCTGGGACTATCTGTTTCAGTGGTCCCTTCTTGCTCTTCTTGATGCCCAGTATGGCCCTTGGGGGTTCGATGCCATTGGTCTCGTTGCTGACCACGCTGGAGCTCTCGCTCGGCATCTGCGCTGACAGTGTGCTGTGCCTCAAGCCATGCTTGGCGATGTCCTTCCTCAGTGACTCCCATGCCATCCTGGTCTTGTGCGGCACGATGTCGTCCACTTCCTTCTTGTATGTGTCTATCGGCAGAAGTCCATCTGCGTATTTGGTCCTGTCAAATGCCGTGCATCTGCCTTTTTCCTCTGCTAGGTTGCAGCTGGCCCTCAACAGGTAGTATTGGAATGCCTCTGAAAGTCTATCCACTGCCTCCCATGCCTTGGGATTTTCGTATTTGAGATCCAACTTTGCCAGGTAATGCGCCAAACCAATGTAGCCTATGCCCAGGCTGCGTCTTGCCTTGGTGCTGACCTCGGCTGCCTTCACAGGATATTGTTGATAATCTATGATCTCGTCCAGTGCCCTCACGGCAAGGTCGCACACTGACTCCAGCTCGCTCAGTTCATTTATGGATCCCACGTTGATGGCGCTGAGTATGCATAGGGCTATCTCTCCATCCTCATCATCTATGTGCTGTATGGGCTTGGTGGGCAGCGTGATCTCTTGGCAGAGATTGCTCATGTAGACCTTGTCCTTGAACGATGAGTGCGAGTTGCAGTGATCGATGTTCATTATGTAAATCCTGCCGGTCTCCGCACGCTCCTTCAATAGGTCAAAAAATAATTCCTGTGCAGCGATGGTCTTCCTTGGAATGGACTTGTCTGCCTCATACTTCTCATATAACTCGTCAAATGCGTCTGTGCCAAATGCTTCATACAATCCCGGCACCTCGTGTGGCGAGAACAGGGTGATCTCCTCTTCCCTGATGAATCTCTCATAAAAAATTTTGCTGATCTGGATGCTGTAGTCCATCCTCCTCACTCGGTTGTCTTCGGTGCCCTTGTTGTTCTTCAACACCAAGATGTCCTCGATCTCAGAATGCCAGATGGGGAAATGCACAGTGGCGTTGCCACCCCTGACGCCATTCTGCGTGCAACATCTCACTGTGCTTTCGAATTTCTTGAGGAATGGGATCACTCCCGTGTGCTGTACTTCTCCGCCTCGGATCTTGGAGTTGATGCCCCTGATCCTGCCAGCATTG